TCATGATGACAGATTCCCACCGTCCAAATTGCCATCGCTGCTGGCTGGATAGGAAAGCGCAAAGTCATCCCCCGGCATGTACGGAAAGCCGCAAAAGTTCACGCCATTGGAAAAGCGAGCCTTGCAGGTGGCAAAGCTCTTATCGCAACCTGCTCTCAGCGTGATCTCTGACCCGACTTCCAACGGCGAGACAGGCGCCTGCCACAAGGTGATGCGCCCGGTTGCGCCATCCACGCTGTGGGCGCGGACCCGTACCGGCGTATCGTCGCCTTGCGCAAAGGTTCCCCCATCGAAATGGCCACTTGCCTGATCAGCAGGCGCGGTCATCAAGAAAATGTGCGGTTCAAGCACCGCCTCAATGGTGGTTGTCGTGGTGAAGGCGGGCTGATCGAGGTCTATTCCGCATCGCGTATCACCCAATTCAGCATCGCATCTAGCGGAAAACACCCGTCCACGCACCCGATCGAAGGCGGCAAAGGGTCCGCGTACTTCGGCTTGAAACAAACCGTCGCGGCTGCTGACCTCCCCCAATGTTCCCGATGACAGAAGTTCATAGGCCGTTGGGTTCTGCCAATCGACGAGCAGTGTCTCGACCTCAGCGCCATCATAGCGACCGGCCAGCAAATCCTCTTGGGTGAGGCGATCATCGGTGAGTGCTGCGCGCAGATCCCATTCGCCCGTCGACGGACCGAGCGCTGCGCTTTCTTGGCTCGCCTCAAAGCCATCGGTTGGCAAAAATGTGCTGCCATCGACCTCAATGGGCGCATCATGGTCGGTGAAGCCCATCATATCGCCGTCCGTTCGAATGAGCCGGATGCAGCGGCACAGTGTTGTGCAACCCGAGGCGAGGCTCGCAGCAAGATCAGGCTGAAGCTCACGCATCGGCCGGCTCCTTCAGAAACACTTCTTTCAAAGGGATTGTGGGCAGTGACCCGGCCTTGCAGGCTGTGAGGTCGATATCCAGCGTGTCTGTGTCGAACCGGCACGGCACATCGAACAGAAAGCCTGCTGTCACCGTTGTTCCTATGGCGGGAATAGAGCCTGGGTCGAAGGTGAGGATGCCCGTTCCTAAGTCGACGGAGATGTTGACAGTGGTCACGCCGTCCACGGCAGCGGCAACTGCACCGGCGACCGGCAGGCGAATGGGCCGTGCGACCGCATCGCTGGTGTGCTTCACCAACTGGAAAGTCGCTGTGATGCCATCGCCGGTTCCCAGAACCTGATCAGTTGGATCGGGCGCTTTTCCTGGCGGTCCTGACGCATGGTCCAGGGGGTCGCGAAAGCGGAAGGCGTAGAGTTGGCCGAGACGCGCCTCGAAGAAGCTCTGCACCGTGTAAAGATCATCGAGCGAGCGCACACCACCACCGGCATCAAAGGTGCGTTTGGCATGTTTCCAGCGCGTGTTGCGCTCTTCGTGGCCAGAGCCGAGGGTGACGATGTCGGTTTGCCGATGGGTCGTGACGCGGGCGCCTCTAGCCACGGGCACGGGAAAGCTGACATCGTGAAATCCTGGGATGGTCATGCCGCCCTCTCCCTACAAACCGCGCTGGCCGCGCGAGACGGCACGGGCGAGTGACGCCGTGAGCTGGGTTTCCGACCCTCGGAAACTTGTCGCATCCGGCGTCGCAACATTGACGTTGAAGATGTTGGCCGCGCTGCCTGTCACGCCACCAATGGCTGCGCCAACAAGGCTTTCACCCAGCGAGCCCACCAAGCCGTAGACATCGTCCATGGCGGAAGAGAATGTGGTGTTGGAGTGAGAGAGGATCAGCCTTTGCAGAAGGCCATCGAGTTCCCGGCCTTCCACCAGCGCTTTGGTGAGACTTTTGGCGAGCTCGCCAGAGAGACTTGTGACATCGGCTTGCAGGCCGCTCAGTTCTTCTCGCAATCCGGTGGTGAAGTCATCAAGCCGTGTCTCAGTCATGGCATTTCTCCGGCGGGTTCGGGATGTCAGGGAAGGCGCGCATAAGCGCGGCCAGATCATCGGGCGTCGGCGGTGTGTTGTTCTGGGGCGGGGCAGCAAGGCGCGCGGCGCGGCGCACATCGGGCAAGGTCAGTGACCAGACAGTCTTAAGCGTTGCGAAGCGCTGGCGCACCAACCAATCCACGACGGCATTCAGCGTGGTTTCACGGCTCATGGTGCAAACGTCGCGCGCATAAGATCAACATAGGCTTGGCGCAAAGCGAGAGGTTTGCCGATCCTAGCCAGCACGGCATCAGCGCCTTGTCTGTCCACATCGCCTCCGGCCACCAGGGCCTCTGACAGCACGGTTTGCAACTGGTCGGCCGTCAGATCGCCGTCCAAAAGCTGCCTGGTGAGCGCGCCAAGGTTTTCGGTGTCAAACGCTGTTTCCAGGTGGGCCAAAGCATCCAAGGTCAGGCGCAGCGTGTAAGAGCCATTCGGCCCTTGCAGGCTGGCTTCGCCGCGATAGCGATTGGCCATCAAGCCGTCGCCTCAAAGGTCAATGCACCGGCGGACTCCAGCACCATCTCGAAGGTGATCGCGTCATCGTGGCGCCCGGCATAATCCAGTGCGGTGACAAGAAACGGCCCTTCGATGGTGCCAAACTCTGGTATCACCACTTGCCAGGTGGTCACCGCTCCGTCGAAAAATAGACCGCGCACGCGCACATCGGATGTGGCATCGCGAAACACGCCGGAGCCGGAAATCTTGCCGTGGCGAAGCCCAGCATCGCCGATCAGCTCGCGCCAGCGCCCTTCGCTCTCGCCATGGGTGACGTTCACCAGCTCTTGCGCCAAGCCGATGGCACGGGCGCGCAAGCCACCGACGGTATCGAACTGGTCGGTTTGAGCGTTGTGGACTTTTAAGAGCAAATTGCGTCCTGACTGGGCGGTCATGTTGGCCTCGCGGGTTAGGTGGCATCGCCGAGGTCAATGAGCAGTTCAATCGACAGGTCGGCGCGTTCCAGATTGTGGTTGGGTTCATGGCCAAAGCGGGTATTCGCCAGCCGCTGAACGACGCTGGTCGCGCCCGTAATGGTCAGCGGTGTTTCGAGCAGAGCTGCGATGGCATCCGTGGCTTCGCTGAGCGCTGCAAAGCTGCCCGAGCGGTTGGTGAGCGTCAGCGAGATCGTGACCTGCGCACCGTTCGAGGTGCTCGTAGACCAGGGCTCTTCGGCCACCGGTCCAACACGGATATGCGGCAGGTCGCGCGGGCGCACCGGTCGGTCGGTGATGGTGAATGCCGTGAGCGCAGGATCGTCTTTCAGCGCTGTGACAAGCGCGCGAACCGCATTCATGGTGCCACCTCGCGCACGGCGCACAGATCAAAGGGATCAGCGGATGTGCCGCGCTGCACTGCCATCACCTCCAGCGTACGCGTGCCGCCGAACGCATCCCAGGAAAGACGCCACCCAACGGGTGGGGCCATGGCAATGCGTGTGCGCAGGGTGCCAGTGGCCAAGGCATCGTTCACGGGATCGGTGCTTTGAGGGGCGGGCGCATCCTCATCGAACGCTGCCCAAACCGAACGGCGCAGTGTGAGGGTGATGATGTTACCGCCAAGACCATCATCCGCGGCCACCGGCTCAAACACCTGCATGCGCAGGTTCAGCGCGCCGGGTTCGCGAGAAATGGTCATAGCCGCACCTCGCGGAACGGCTCGATCAGTTCAAAAAGCCCATCCGGCTCACCGGCGGAGGTGAAATCAAAGCCTGTTGCCCTGTGCGCATACCAGTGCGTGGCGAGCATCAGGATGGCGTGGCGCAGCACGGCGGGCACGTCCAAGCCGGTATCGCCGTAGCCAGCTGACACATCGATCTCGATACCGTTCATGGCGCGCATGCAGGTGGCCGCCGGGCGGCGGAGCATAAGCCGCGGCCAGCGCCCGCCAAGATCGGCCAGCCAATCTTCCGGTTCCAGTGTCAGCGGTGATCCTGCAGCATCGTAAACCACGACACTGTCGACGGAGCGAATGGGGCGGACCAGCAGCGCGATGCGGCCGTTGCTGGGCACCTCATCGGCCAGCATGCGCCAGGTTTGGGTGATGAAAAGCTTGCCCGACAGCGTCTCAATATGAGCGCGCGCGGCAAGCAGCATCGCCGCGAGCAATGCGTCCTCATCCTCAGCATCGATGCGCGCATGCGCCTTAAAATCAGTCAGCGCTACGGGCTCGACGGCAGGACTTGTGAGTTGCACCAGCGTCATTGCCGACACTCCAAAAAGGTGGAAGGGATCGTTCAACGCAAACGGCCCGCCTCGCGGGGAGAGGCAGGCCGTTTGCAGCTCAGCAGGCGTAGAAGGGCGGGAGGCGTCCCTTGTGGTTATGCCGCTGAGAAGGTGAGAAGCTTGATGGCGTCAAAGTCCTGAATGCCGCCACCGACACGCTTGGTGACGTAGAAGAGCACATAGGGCTTCGCGGTATAGGGGTCGCGCAGCAGGCGCACGCCGATACGGTCAACGATCAGATAGCCACGGCGGAAGTCACCAAAGGCGATGGCTTTGGTGTCGGAACTGATGGAATCCATGTCTTCCATCTCCACCACCGGGAAGCCGAGCAGAGAGGCTTTGACACCTGCTGCCGATGGCGGTGTCCAGATGTAGTTGCCATCGGAGTCGCGCATCTTACGCAAGCTGGCCTGGGTGGAACGGTTCATCACAAAGGTGCCGTTCTGGCGGTAGGTGGATTTCAGCGCGTAGACCAGGTCGATCAGCACTTCGGACGGATCGGACACTGGGAAGTCACCGTCAACGCCGGTGGAAACAGTACCAAGGCTGTTCCAAGCCCAGCTGGCCTCATCAACCATCGGGGCGGACAGGAAGCCCAGCGGTTGTGTCGTGCCATTGCCTTTCACGAACGCGAAGCTCTCTTGCTCGGCAAACGCTGCATCGACTTCACCGGCAAGCCAGACATCCATGTCGATGGCCGCATCATCTAGCAGCGTCGCCGTGGCCGCTGGCATGGCGTAAAGTTCCATGGTTGGGAACGCGATCTCCGACAGGGTGACCGACCCGGTTTCAGGACGCGCGGCGTTCTCGGCCACCCAGCCTGCATCAAACCCCTCGGTGGTCACCGGCTTTCGGAAGATGGTGGAGGAGACCTGCCGTACCGTGGCGATGGAGCGCATCGGCGAGAGCGCCGTCAGATGGTCGCCAATGGTACTCTCAGCCTCCTGCGGCACCAGATAGCCGCCATCAGCATCGGTGCCTGATTCCATAGCTTTCAGCTGCAGACCTGCCGTGGACCCGGCGCGTACATAGGTCTCAAACGCGCGGGCATGGTCAGAGCGCTCCAAGCGCGCGGATGCGGTTTCCAGGTGTGGACGTTGGCTGGTCGCAGACAGGCGGTTCAGCTTGTCGGTGTTGGCATCCAGTGCGGCATCAATACGCGCAAGCTTATCGGCTAGAAGCGGATCGGCTTGCCCCCGCTTTTCCAACGCATCCAGACGTTCATCATTGGCATCGCGATAGGCGGTTAGCGCTTCCATCATGGAAGCAACGATGATCGGCTCGCTCGACGGATCGGCGGATGACGTTTGCGCTTTGGTTTCGCGCTCAGTGGCAGATTTGGTCATGGAAAAAGTCCTTTAGGCTTGGAGGGAGACGAGGTTGGACGAGGACAAGGCGGGCGGCGGCATTGCGGTCGCTGGCATCACACGGTCGACCCGGGCGCCAGGTTGCATGGGGAAAGCCACCAGCGAGATTTCCCAAAGATCGATCTCAATCAGGCGTCGGCCTTTTCCAGCAACGGGTTTGGCGGACTTTGAGCGGTCTGCGCGGATGGTGTGAAAACCAATCGAAAGCCCATCGACCGCACTGTCACGCAGCAGAGCGGCAAGACCATCAGCTCGATCGACATCTGGCGTCAGTCGCCCTTCTACGCGCAGACCCTTGGCGTCCTCATGGATGGCCGTCCACACGCCGATGGGCTCGGCAGGGTCATGATTCCAGAGCATGCGAATGCCCGCTACACCCCGTGCCTGCAAAGATCGGTGAAACGCGCCCATTAAAACCCGATCACCGGACAGGTCGGTCACGTTGAACAGGCTGGCATAACCGGCAAAGCGGAAGCTCTCTTCCGCTGATGATGGCTGGATCAA